GTTTTACGATTTAATGCAAGCATATCGTTCAATGCCTTTAAGTATGCAAAAAGAGACTATTGAAGCATTTGAAAATGTTAAAAAATACATAACCCAAACAGTGATACCAAGTGTGGAGAAAAAAGCATATGAAAAAGGAAAAAGTGATGGAATTGGCAAGGGTAGCGTAGACGCACTTATAGCCAATGGGAATATTAAAATTGGGTAAACAACTAAACACAAAGAAATGAAATACAAAACAAAGGAGAAGATAAATACAATAATACAAGGAGATTGTTTAGAGGTGATGAAAGAAATACCAGATAAGAGTATTGATTTAATTTTTACTTCACCGCCATATAATATGCGAACTCGTATTAGAAAGGGCAAATATACAACAAGAGAAAAATCAGAACATTTTAGCAAAAAGTATAAACACTTTGGAGATGACTTACCCATTGATGAGTTTTACCTATTTCACAAGTCGTGCATAACTGAAATGTTAAGAATAGCAAGGATAGTCATTTATAATTTTCAAATAGTAACTGGAAGCAAAGAAGCGTTTTTTAAGATTATCGGGGATTTTAATAAAGACTTAAAGGATATTATTATTTGGGATAAAGGATTTGGACAACCAGCAATGCACGAAAAGGTATTAAATAGCTCGTATGAAATGTTATTGATAATGGAAGATGATAAAAAGGCTGGTAGGGTAATACAAAACGCTACATTCAAAAGGGGGGAGATGCAAAACATATTGAGAATAGGTAGGGGGAGAAAGGTGTCAGATATACACTCTGCTGTATTCCCAGAAAAACTTGCAGAAGAAATAATAAAAAACTTTTCTAACGAAGGCGACACAATACTAGACCCGTTTGCAGGTAGTGGAACAACTGGTGTAGCTTGTAAAAACTTAAATAGAAACTACATCTTAATAGAAAAAGAACCAAAGTATGTAGAGATTATTAAAAAAAGATTAAATCCATGACCCACCCAACCAAAACAAAGGAGAAGATGTGGAAAGAATACCTGTTGTCGTAATGGCTGGAGGACACGGCACGAGACTTGAAAAAGTAACTGGCATGTCTGTTCCAAAGTGTGCTGTAACTATTAAAGGTGAAAGAACTGGCTTAGATTTACTCAGAGAACAAACCAGTAAACTACATAATGTTATTTATTCTGCTAGCTTATACGTTGATTGGTATAGGGAACATGGTATTTGCGACATCATGTGGCATGAAGACAAAAGAATGGTTAAAGAACTTATAGAATTTGGTAGACCTGTTGTTATAATGCCGTCAGATACATTATTAGATGCTTCATTTATTCCTGAAATGATAGAAGCTCACAAGAAGGGAACTATATCATGGGCAATGACTACAAGGAAACACCCGTTAATGGAACCTTATTGCGGTATGGATATTATTAATGGAGCAATAATTGGTAGGAGAGATAAATCTATATTACGAATGCCGGTTGTAATTACCGACCCAGAAATTTTAAAAAGCCACATAATGACACCCAGCGATGATTTATATTGGGACACACTACCTAGAATTGAAGCCACAAACGCAGAAAGATTACAACAAGGCTTGTCCCCCATCTTGCGGGCTTTTATGACCGATACCTACTGTTTTGATTACGGAACACCAGAAAGATTAGAAACTCTTAGAAAGGAGTTAAATGAAATTACCGGTATACACAAGTAAAGGCAAATACGTTGGATTAGTTGATAGGGATATTGTTCATAGAACGGGATTGTGGCATAAAAATGTACAAATAAATATTGTTCATAACGGCAAGTTGCTTTTACAGGAACGTTCAGACTGTGTGGATATTGCTAAAGGATGCTTCGATCAATCACTGGCAACTCATTTTTTGGCCGGCGAAAGTATATTTAAAGCGATAAAAAGAGGATTAAGAGAAGAATTGGGAATTGATGTAGAACGTAAGCAACTAAAATATATTGCCGGTCCTGTAAAAATAATTAAACATTATGAATATGACAAAGATTTATATAACCGTGAGTTTATTTATCTTTACGAGTTAAGTTGGTATCCTAAACCGAAGACAACTTGTCCAAAAATTAAAAGACTATTTTGGAAGGATATCAAGTTGGTAAAAAAAGATATTAAATTAAATCCAGAACGATATACACGAACTTTTAGTATGTGGGTAAAGAAAGGATATATATGAGAAGATATGACGATTATGTAGTTATAATTCCTATTAAGGGCGACAACGTATTAACTCAGAGTCAATATAAACCTGGTGCAAAGATGAAATGTATGGGTTTTCCTGCGGGATTTGTTAAAGAAGGTGAAACCCATTATCGTGCCGCACTTAGAGAATTAAATGAAGAAACAGGATTAACCGGAAAGTTAAAAAAAGTTGGAACATTCTATGACAATGCCTCGATAGGAGAAGAAAAGTTTACAATTTATTTATGTTTTAATCCCACAGAGGTAAAGACCAAACTAGAACAAGATAAAAACGAAAGTAAAATATTAAATAGGTGGAAAAAAATAAAAGATTTAAAACCGATGCCAGGAGCTTGTATGGAGATTGCTAGATTAAGCATAAATATAAAATGAAAAACGAAAGAATAAATCAAATAAAATGAGTGCCAGATGATAAGGCCAGGCAAAAAATCTGAAGAGTGGTATAAAGTCCGCAAAGAACTAGTAAAAGAATTTTACGAAAAAGGAATTACAAGTTGTGAGATTGGATTACTTGGTTGCACAAAGACGTTGTATTTAGGTTTTGCCCATACAAAGAAGCGGAGATATGTTACAGATCTTAAAAGAGTAGTTTTAGCATGTCACTCGTGTCATCATAAAGTTGAGTATTTTTGCAAAGAAAATACCGGCAAAAACATGGAGGCGTATTTGGAAGGTATAATCAAAAACAGGAACCAGATTGAAAAAAATTAAGATAATGTTATAATGATTTTATGTCCAAAGTAGACAAGATTGAATATTCTCCGGTTGCAGGATTCATGCTTATTGAAGAAGTTGACAGTTCTAACTTCGGCGGATCTAATGTAAAAATATACGGAGAAGAAGATCGTCCCCAATTTGCTAAAGTTTTAAAAGTCGGATCTCCAAGTGTTTCAGAATACACCGGCAAGGAAACAAAAAGCCCTTGTAAACCAGGAGATTACATTGTTCATAGTTCAGTAGGATGGGAGCATGTTAAGCTAGGAAACACAGAATATAAAGTTTTACCTTTCAGTAAAGTTTTACTTATAAAGAAATGAAATACTCAAAATCCATATTTAATACAAAAGCTAGGAAAGCTCTACTTTCCGGAGCAAAGGAAGTTTACAAGGCCGTATCTACCACATTAGGAGCTAGGGGCAGGAACGTTGTAATCCATAAAAATTTTCATACCAAGGTGATACATGATGGTGTTAAAACAGCCCAAGAGATAAATCCCAAAGATCCTTTCAAAAATGCCGGTGCAGAGATCCTAAAACAAGCTGCACAAAGACAAGTTGATTCAGTTGGTGATGGTACGACCGTTGCGATAGTCCTTGGCTACTCAATCGCTTCTGAGGCTTTGAAGATTGTTGAATCCGGCATTAATCCTATGGCGCTTCGCAACTCTCTGGAAAAGGGCAGGGATTTACTGGTTGAAAATATTGCAAAACTCTCAAAACCTATCAAGTCTAAAAGCGAGAAGGTTCAGGTTGCAACTATATCTTCGGAAGATAAGCACTTGGGAGAAATGATTGGAGACACCTATGATAAGGCGGGACTTGATGCAATTATCACAGCAGAGCAGGTTAGCGGTACAGAAACCTTTCTTGACCATCAGGAGGGTATGCAAATAGACTCCGGATACAAAAGCGGTTACTTTATAACCAATACCAAAAACACCGCAACCATTTTAAACCCTAAAATATTGGTTACTGATTACAAACTGGAAAACATTCCGGACTTTGAACCTTTCTTTGTGGACTTTGTGAATAAAGGAAATAAAAATCTGGTGGTCTTTGCAGAGGATATTGAGGGCAATGTCCTGGCAACACTGATTGGCAATAAGATGAACGGAAAACTAAGCACTTTGGCTGTAAAAGCTCCAAGTTTTCAAAGCGAGCATGTTTTGCAGGATATTGCAGTTATGACGGGAGCTAGGTTTATATCAAGTAAGGCAAAAATAGACTGGAAAGAAATAAATTCAGATTATGTCGGATCAGCCACAAGAGTTACATCAAGTAAAGACGCAACCTTAATTGTTGACGGAAACGGAAAACGATCTGAAATCAAAAAAAGAATTGAGTCCATAAAAAGCCAGATTAAAGATGAAGACAACTCCTTTGAAAAAGAAAAACTGAAAGAAAGACTATCAAAACGAACAGGCGGTGTTTATGTTGTTAAGGTAGGTGGTGCAACAGAAGTCGAGGCAGAGGAAAAGTATGAACGCGCTGATGATGCTATTAAAGCTACACATGCAGCCATTGAAGGAGGCGTTGTTGCAGGAGGGGAAACTATATTTTTAGAGGCAAGGAAGGTTTTAAAACCGACAAATGAAAATGAAGAGTATGCTGATAGAATTGTAAACAAGGCACTGGAACAGCCGTTTAATAAGTTAGTAAGTAACGCAGGTTTTGATCCGGGAGAGATGAGATCGAAACTTAAAAACAACTTTGGTATTGATGTAACTACAGGAGAGCTTGTAGATATGTTTGACGCAGGAATTATTGACCCTGCTAAGGTATCCATTGAGGCTATTAAAAATGCTATATCTGTGGCCGTTGCCTTGATAACTTCGGATGCGGTTGTCTGTGAAATAGAAGAAGAGAAAAAGTGAAATGTTTAAATTGTGGAAAACGACCAGCAGTAAAAGATAAAACACTGGGTTATCTTCACTGCACTGTTTGCCAAAAACAGGAAGAGAACTTTGATAAACCTAAACTAGGGGTTGAGTTTACAACCGAAAGTATCAAGGATCAAAGAAGAGAATACAAACGCGACATACTCCAACCTTTCAGAGATGGGGTGCTATCTCAGGAGTATTTAGACGAATACGGCACGCAAGGAATTGAGGTTAATAAAGATCAAATAAAAAATGCAAAATACACATACAAAGACACACCCGGATGGTGGAACAGGGAAAAATCAAAAGGGGGAAAACATAAAAATGGAGGAACCAAAACTAGTTAAGATAGAGGATTTTGAGACATTTCCAGACACTGGATGGAGATGCGCTGTGTGTTTTAAAGTAGCGCAAGTCTGGATGATAGACGTTTGTTTATGTGTTGAACACGCCAAAAGATACAATTTTGGTTATGGTGATTCACTGGCAAGTATGCGGGAAGAATTTGACGGAACTAAACGTAAAATATGAACAATCAAAAATACCAACTAGTTATAAAGATTTTAGAAAGTGACTTACCTCAAAAGGATAAGGCAGAAATTGTCAGGTTTTTCCTGCTTCCGAGAAACACCCCTGTTCTTGCAAGTATTGAGTTACCGGAAGATGAAGACCGGGACGACTTTGGTCCTGTTAATCAACCTACTCCACATGATCTTGATAGAAAGGCAAACCCTGAAATGGCAGCAGAAGAGGATGAGATGGGCAAGACTTTGAAAGGAGTTGTTAAATGAAAAAAGATATCTGGAACATAAAAGATTTAAAAGAGTGGGATAAAAACCCGCGCAACATCAAAGAAAAAGATTTTAAACGACTAAAGAATCAGATCCAAAAACTAGGGCAATATAAACCGCTTTTGGTTAATAGCGGTAAAAACTGGGGCAAAAGAGGAACTGTAGCAGGGGGAAATATGAGACTCAAGGCTTATAGGGAAATGGGCATTGTGGATATTTGGGTATCCCTGATAGATCCAAAAACAAAGGAGGAGTTTTTAGAATATGCGCTGTCAGACAACGACAGAGCGGGATACTACGATGACGATATGCTTGCAAACCTTATACCAGAGTTTGACATAGACTGGGAGGATTATGCAGTTGATTTGAGACCACCCATGAGTTTGGAATATTTAATAAATAGCCAAACAAATGAAGACACCGTACCGGAAGTGTCAGATGATAATATTCAGTCAGAAAAAGGAGAAATTTACCAATTAGGGAGACATAGGCTAATGTGTGGAGATGCAACCGACCATGAGGATGTTGATAAGCTAATGGATAATCAGGAAGCCGATATGGTATTTACAGATCCTCCATACGGAGTTGATTATATAGGTAAAACAAAAAAGGCGTTGAGAATAGAAAATGATAAAACTACAGAGGTGTTTGCAAATTCCCTAGTTGAATATGCAAGGGTGGTTAAGTTTGGGGCGGCTTTTTATGTTTGTTGCCCGGCGGGCAACAACTTTAAAGATTTTTTACTTCCATTTGAGGAAGAATGCGTGGTTTCCTCTACTATTATCTGGGTTAAAAACTCTATGGTTTTAGGACACGGAGACTATCATTATCAGCACGAGCCTATTTTATATGGATGGTTAAGAAATGGAACACATAAATTTTATGGTGACAGAAAACAAACTACTGTCTGGGAAATTGACAGACCAACGCAGAGTAAGGATCATCCAACGATGAAGCCTATATCTTTAGTAGCAAGAGCAATCAATAATTCCAGCAAACAAGATGATATAATTTTGGATCTCTTCGGTGGCTCAGGCTCTACCTTAATAGCTTGTGAGCAAACCAATAGAACCTGTTACATGATGGAGATTGACCCAAGATATTGTGATGTAATAAGAAAAAGGTACGACAATTTTATAAACAAAAATGAGCAACAATAACAGGGAAAAAACAGGGTATGGCAAGATCATCAACATCATTTAAACCAGGTCAATCAGGAAACCGTAAAGGTGCTCCTAAAAAAGAATGGACTTGGTCATCTGAGCTGAAAAAGGCTGTTGAAGAAAAAGCCAAAGACGGAAAACCTATTAAGTACCATGTCAGCAGAAGTTTGGTTAATCAGGCTTTAAAAGGAAATGTTAATGCTTTAAGAGAAATGATGAACAGAATGGACGGCATGCCAAAACAATCTCATGAAGTAGAAGGAAATGTAACTGTAAATATAGATGGGACATTAGCAAAACACGAATGAATATACCAAAGCTCTATATTCCACACGCAAACCAAAGGCTTATTCATCTATCTAAGGCCAGAAACAGAGTCGCCGTATGCGGGAGGAGATTTGGGAAGAGCGCGCTTCTCCTAAACGAAGCTCTTTCTTTGGCACTTCAGGTTTCCAAACAAATCGCTTGGATAATACTCCCTCTTTATAGACAAGCAAAAGAGGTCTACTGGATAGACCCGGATATTACTAAATACTTTATGCCCTATGTCCAGGCGGGCATTTGTAAGGCAGATAAATCCGAGTTGTCTCTTTATTTTAAACACACTGACTCATGGGTAAGACTTAAAGGATCAGACAACTACGACTCTCTTCGAGGATCAGGAATTGACTTTATTGGCTGGGATGAGGTGGCTGATGTTAAAGAGGAGGCATTTACTACCATTGAACCGGCCTTGGCAGACTCTCCTAACCACAGACAGATGTATGTAGGAACACCCAAGGGGTTAAACTGGTTTCACGATTTTGCGTTAAGAGGAGATCATCGCGGACGGTTCACCGACTTTGGAAAGAAAATTAAACTAAATAGCGACTGGGAAAGCTGGCACTTTACCAGTTATGACAATCTTTCATGGCCCGAAAACTCTGTGCAAAGGAAAGCATTTGTTAAATATATAGATGAGAAAAGGCAGGAAGCGGAAGAAAAAGGAAAACTGGCATTTTGGGAACAGGAATATATGGCATCATTTAACGAGTCTGCCGGTAGGTTCTTCCCTCAGTGGATTTATAGAACTCATATGTACAAGGGAACAATCATACCTAAACCTAACTTTGAGATATATGAGTCTATTGACTGGGGACGTACCGCACCATTTGCGTGGTACGCCCACGTGTTACAACCTGTGCAGTTTTTTACTGGAGAGGATACAATCACGTTCAATAGAATATATACATTTGCAGAGCTTTACGGAACGGGCAAGAGTCCATATGAATGGGCAGAGGAGATTGTGAAAGCACGCAAAAGGTTTAGGATCCAAGAGACAAAACAAATATGTATTGACCCTTCCATGTTAAACCCCCTCTCGGATGGTTCAATGAGCATAGCCGACCAAATGAATGAAGGATTTGAGAAGATAACAGGAAACAGGTGGCTCATGGTGGGTGGATCGAGAAACAGGAAGTCCCGCTGGGCCGCAATGGATAACTGGATGAGAAAGGCAATAGATGGTCTACCCTATTGGATAATTACAAAAGACTGCCCTAACCTGGCAAGAACAATTCCTTTGATGGAACCCGACGAAAACGACATGGAGGATTTAAACACAGACCTTGAGGATCATGGAGTTGACAGTTCTAGCTACTTCCTTCCTTTCATTAAATGGATAGACTCAGGCAAATATGGTTTAATAAGCAGAACCAAACCTGATATAATATTACCCAGAGCTGCACATGTTATTGATCCGACAAAGTTTAGAGAATAGGAGTTTGATTAAGTGAGGGAGTTGTAGTTTTTTTAGTGGGGTTAAGTTTAGTCGGAAAGACTAAAAATACCAAAAATTAGAGAGGAGGTGAGAATTTATGGAAGATAAATTAGAAATGCCAAGACCTTTATCAAAAAAGGAATTGTTGTTAAGAGAATTTGAGCAGGTAAAAAGAGAAAAAAAGATTTCTCGTACCAGAGCAGCGGTTGTAAGAAACCAAATACTCAGGGCGTATGAAATACTTGAAAATATACGCTTTGACTATGTCTCTGATACCGCTTTTAGAGATTGTATTGTAAGTTCTAAAAAACATTTAGAGGCTGCAATAGATGACTTCCTAATGTCAGATAAATATTGGGAAGACAGAGTCGACTTTTTTACCAAAATGACGATTGAGGACTACAAAAAATGGAAAAAAAGACCAGTTGTCCAACAATCAGGTAAAATAAAATAAAGGTGGCTTAACCCCACCAATAAAATTAGAACCTTGAATACTGGATTAAAAGACAGGGCCGAAGAATAAGGCCTACAAGGTTTCCTTTGGGGAACTTTGGTTTTTTGGTCTATTTAATCCAGTATTGAGGGTTTTAAAATGAGTGTATTTAATTATCAACTAAACACAGTCTTTATACATGTCCCCAGATGTGCAGGATCGTCTCTTGAAACAATATTGGGTGGTCAAGGACACAAAGATATCATTTATTTTAAAAGATTTTTTGAGGGGCAGTGTGAGGGATTGAAATTTGAAGACTTATTTAAGTTTTCTTTTGTCAGAAATCCCTATGACAGATTTATATCCTGCTACATGTGGTATGTGGATAACTCTGGGGATAAAATGGGGATAAATGATTTCTCACAAAAGTTAAGTGAGATTTATAACAGTTGGGAATTGGACAGTTTAAACGAGCTGGTATTCAGACCCCAATGGAAGTTTATATGCAACCAATACAAAGAGATACAGGTAGACTTTGTGGGAAGGGTTGAAAACATAAAAGACGACTGGAATACCGTACGAAATACCCTACATATTGATATCGACTTACCACACATAAATAAGTCCAAAGTTTCGGACAAATCAAAAAATATACTAGATTCGCAATCAAAGTCTATAATTGCCAATTTATATAAGGATGATTTTGCCCTGTTTGGATACGTGATATAATTTCCCCAATGGGCAAAGCTATCCCTTCTACTAAAAAATTAACCACAGTCTTTTTGGAACCAGAGGTTGAGGCTTACAGCGACAAAGTAAAAATGTTTTATTGTTTTAACTGCAGAACTCCTATTATTGAATACACAGGGAGAGTTATGACAATAGTCCCCGGCAGATCTCCTGTTGAACCCAGCACCAGACTTAAATGTAAAGGATCTGTTCAAAGAAGAGACGGAGAATGGGAAGAGTGCGGTGTCTATTATTCTTTCGTAGGCTCTGTCTACACCAAAACACCGGAGTCTACCTAAGTAATGTTATAATTAAATCATGCAAGACGATACTTCTGACAAAGAGGTCCAAGAGGCTGTACCCGAATTGAACCTGGATATTGACGATTCCAGACTAAATACCTACATTGACAATTTTGAACGACAGGCACTTAAATTTTACAACGAGGAAAAACACATTGACAAAAGACGCGAGACCATTCAAAGGTTTTTCTTTGGAGATCAGGTGCAGGGCAGAACTTATCAAGGCTTAACTCAAACCAGACAACTCAAATCCTACGAAAAACCCTACGTGGACAACGTACTTAAAGAGGGAGAGGATATCCTGCGTTCCATTGTTCTTTCCAGAATGCCCGATTTAGTTGTTAATCCTGGAACGCAATCACAACTGCCAAAAGAAACAGCAAACCTTTTGGGAAAGGCAGTAAATAAAACACTTCAATCGGATGAATTGAAAAAAATACTGACCAAAGCTTTCAGACATCACCCGCTAAACATAACGGCGTGTATTAAGTGGAAGAGGAATCCCAAAAAGGGAAAACTAGGAGATATAGACTTTGAGGTGGTTCACCACAAAAATATCATTATGGACCATAAATCTACCGACAATGATGAGAAAAACATGAAGATTATTATTCAAAAGGTGGAAAAGTCTTTAAACGACTGGATTATTTTATTTCCTAAAAAAGAAGAGGATTTAAAAAACTACGCAAAAAACAAAAAAGACTGGGACGAGAAGAAAGACCCTGACGGTTTGGCGATAGATCTGGTTGTAAGAGAGGTCTGGCTGGAATGGAAAGATAAAGCTGAAGATTTTGACCAGGAAAACCCTGAGTTTGATTTTAAAAGCGGTGTTTTGTGGAAACTGGGTAAAGGTGAGGATGCCGTAATTTTAGACAAACGACTAAACCCCAACTGGGACTGGGAGGGTGAAGAAAAACTGTTTTTCAACGATCAGCCTGTACCGGAGGAAATGATACCGCAGTTGGCTCTACTTGGTTTTGACGCAGAAGGTGTAGAGAGGAAAAAAGTTTATAGAAATTACTTCGGAAGACCCAGAAAACCTTTTATATTCATGGGATACGAGCAATACGGCGATATGCCTTTGGATGAAACATCAAGAATAGAGGAAAACTTGTACTTACAGGAAAACTACGACGTCAGGGGTATGCAAATTACCAAAATGATAGATGACGCCAAAGGTAAAAACGTCTACTCTTCCCTGTCAGGCCTTAAAAAAGATACTGTGCAGGACAATGACTTCAACGACCCTGATAAAGATATGTTTTTAACAGGTAAGTTAAACGAGGTTCATACCTATATCAAAAAAGAGCAGCCCGGAGCACAAATGTTTGAAGATTTATCAAGAACCAGAGAAAGAATACTATCTAAACTACATATAAGCGCGCCCACCAGAGGGGAAATCAAAACCTCAACAGCTACTACCAACCAAATAGCAAGAGAGTCGGACTTTACTGTTGCGGATGACTTGAGTGCCTTGACTATCAACGAAGTCGCAACAAAGATGGCTGAGGCTTTGCTACATATGATGAAACTCCGCTACACTCCGGAACACTTTGAAAGGTTAATAGGAAAACAGGGAGAAACAGTCCAACAAAGATTAACGGCTGATATTATAGAAGACGGTTTAGAAGTTACTATTAAAGCCTCAGGTACTGACAAACTAAAGGCTGAAAGACAAGCTAAAGAAGAGTCACAAATCGGGCTTGGAGATCCAGTATCATACTATGAAGACACAGGAAGACCCGATCCTGAGGATAGAGCCGAAAAGTCATTCTTATTCAACACTGCACCAGAGCTTTACTACAAACAGTTTATTCAAAAACAGGATATTAAAGATATTGCCGAAAACGTAATATTCCAAAATAGACAAATACAACAGCAAGTGGGACAGCCACAGTCTGGATCCACCACCATCAACACTCAGCCTATGGCCCCCTCACCACAAAACACGGGAAATATACCAACTGTTCCACAGGGAAGCCCCAGAGGTTTGATAGGAAAAGCGACACAGGCTATTGGCAGTCTTTTTGCAGGAAGATGATATACTAAAATCATGCCGTTACCTAAAACATCAGAAGTCGGAAAAATAATGAGTTTCCTTAAAAAGGAAAAGCCGGGAATGGCCAGTGACCAAAAAACGGCAATTGCACTTAACCAAGCCAGAAAACACGGAGCGAGAATACCCAAACCTGACGCGAGAGAAGAAGCAGTTAAAATGGCTACTTCATAAACTTTGACAAGTTTTATTGATGGTGTATAATTAATAGCATGGCAGAAAATACTGCAAATCCAAACGACAAAGATCCTCAAGATAATAATCCTCAAGGTGATGATAAAGGAGGCCAGACTGTATATAATGCCGATGATGATCAGAAAAATAAAGACAGTGACCAAGAACAAAAAAGTGACGCTTTATCAGAAGAGCAAGCAAATAAACTCCGTGAAGACATAACCAAAGATGTAGAGGGTAAGGTAAGCGAACAGGTCTCTAAAAGTGTTATTCAAAAAATAGGTGAGGCGTTGGGACTTACAAAAAAAGAGGAAGACAGTTTACCCACCGACAAAGAAACTTTGCAAAAGATAATAGATGCTAAGGTTAGCGAAAAATTTGAACATTTATCAAAAGAGTCTGAGCAACAGGAAAAATACGAAGAACAAGCAAGACAACAGAAAACTCAGGAAATAGTACGAAGCTGGCACAGACAATACAACGATCTTGCCAGACTTGGTAAGGTTCCAGTAATCAAAAACCCGACAGACCAAAACGACCCTGGTGTTGTTGCTAGAAGGAAAATAATAATGGGCATTGGAAAGTTGATTGACGAACAAAAACAGTCTGATCCAACAAACAGTTATACTCCGTCTATCAGTGACGTCTTACTCAGGGCGCCAGATATTCTAAAGGCTCCTCCGGGTGCAGATCTTCCTATTAGTGGTGACACATCGGTCAGGGAAAACCAGGACAGTTTTAGTTATAAAGATATTCATAGCAAATCGTTTCAAGAGATTATAGACTCTGAAAATTAGACCTCTTGACAATAAATTTGACAGTCGTGTATAATAGGACCTAGAGAAAAATATCTCGCAACCAGCGGGATTTTTTTTGTTTAAAAACAATAACATGGCAGGATACGCAGTAACACCAGACGGCATAACAGTCACCAACCGAGTCGAGGGTAAAACAAATCGACAACTTCACGCGAAAGTCGTAGACGCTGTTTTGACATCCCCCACCTACTTTTCAAGGTTGATGAGTAAAGCGCAGAAATTTAAGGGCGCAGTTATGGACTTTACTCTTAAATATCAGCAAAGCTCACAATTTGAGTGGTTCACAGGTCTGGAGAACCTGAACTCCTCAGCTGAGGACAACGAAATCACTCTTTCTTTTGCACACACCGCAGGAACACAACCTAAGGTCGGGATCATGCTTGAATCTTTTGCAAATGCTGACGAAAACGGGGTTATACCTTTGGATGCTTATAAATATGAAGAGGCGGCACTTGAAGCGGTTGACGCGGTTGCAGATGCAGCTTACTCAACGGGTGCAGGAGACGCTCCTTTGGGACTTCAAGCAATTGTAGATAACGGAACTAACGCAGCGACAATCGGAGGCCAGACAAGAGCTACATACTCAGCACTTAACGCTACTTACACTTCCTCAGGCGGAACAATGACTTTGGCAAAACTTGGAACTTTAGATGATTCTGCATCGGCTGGAGGCGACCTGGCAGGAGTTCCTAACATAAACGTGACCACATTTACAGGTTGGAGCTTGTATGAACAACTTTTGGATCCTCAAATGAGGGCAAATTACAACTCAGGCGGTTTCCCAAGAATGAGTGTTATGGGAGACGGAGCATCTGAAGCAAAAATGGGTGGAGCCGCAGGGTTTGTATCTTTACACCACAGAGGTTTCCCTGTAATTAAGGATAAAAAAGCAACGACCGGAGTTTGGTACAAAAACAATGAAAAGTCATTCGGATGGTTCGGTAGGACAGTTGTACCTCAGGAATATGCAAAACTTGGTCTTACTAAAGTAGATCTGGGACTTAGTAATATTGAAACACCTACACAAGCGGAAACACCATCTAACTTTAACGGATGGTTCTATCAACCACCTATGTTAATGCCGGATCAGGCTGGAACTGTAGCAAGATTTTATGTAATCGGTCAGATGTGTGCAAAGAATCCAAGACTTAATGGTCAACTTTATGCAATAACAGGAGTATAAAAACATGGCACAAGGAATATTAGGAACAATATCACCACAAGGACAAGGGACATCAACCCAACAGGTATCTCTTGGGACAAGGTATGAGGATGCTTTTGGCAGAACATACCACTATGCTTATGCAGCAGCGGCAGTAGCTAGGGGTAAAATAGGTGTTGCAGCTGCGGTTGTGGCAGCACATGATAACATGAACTTTGCAGTTGCTCCAGCAGTAGGAGATAAAATTGTCAAGGTAACTCTTGATTCCGGCGCAGTTACGGCAGATCAATACAAAGACGGTTGGTTGGTAGTTCAAGATGGAACAGGCGAAGGTAGAGCTTACAAAGTTGAAGGAAACGATGCTCAGACCTCAACCACAGGAACAGCAGTAGTCTATCTTGCAGAAGCAATCGACACGGCAGGAGCATTATCAGAGGCAAACGTAGATCTTATCTACAACAAATATGACAATATTAGGGTTGCGGATACCAACCAGACCTTTATCCCGGTAGGAGTTCCAAACGGAGTCGGAGGTCTTGGAGCATCTGAATATGGATATATCCAAACTTGGGGGCCATGTGCAGTCTACCAAGATGAGGCAACAGCAGCCTTAGGTGAAGACATGACTCTAGGTGCGGGTACAGGAGCGGGACAAGTTGAAGGTAAAGACGGAGCCGCAGAACCTTTTGTAGGTACATCTGGACCGGCAGCATCAGTAGCAGACGAATATCAACTAATTTATTTGAAGTTGGATAGATAAATATTTGAAAATAACGAACACGACTTTTTAGCGGTTCGTAAGGATTAATCCCTTACGAGGGATTTTTTTAAATGAAGAAAACTATAAAAGATAAAAAAATAAAAAAAGTTAAGGCTGTTTTAGCTGTTATTAATGACGCTGAGGAAAGAGCCGAAAGAGACGCAGGTCAAAAGAAAGTAAAATAAAAAATGAAAGCACACGATTATTATCCAGGAGTTAAAAAATATAAGTGGTATCCAGAGGATATTGCTGGAATGATTGGATTGCCTCATGTAGGTAATATCTTTTATGTAGATCCAAATTCTGGGAGTGATACTGCAAATAGCGGAACTTCACAAAATGACGCTTTTAAAACGATAGCTGTAGCTTACGCGGCATGTACTAGCGGACAACATGACGTTGTTGTTGTTGCCCCGACAGGTGGAACAGGAAGAACCGCCGAAACCACAGCTATAACTTGGGCAAAAAGATTTACTCACTTAATGGGTTCAGCTGCACCTTTAGCTGAAAATACACGAGCTGGAATTAGCTTTGGAACTGGAGGTAGTTTAACCATTTCTGAAAACGGTTGTATCTTTAAAAATCTTACCTTTACAAGTTCTGCAGATATTGATGAGTCAGTTTCAGTTACAGGATCATATAATGGTTTTTATAATGTAAACTTCAAAGGTACTTATAATGCTACAAGTGCAGATTCTACACCTTGGAGGGCATTAAATATTAATGGAGGTCAAGAAAATTACTTTGGAGGTTGTACTCTTGGATCAAATACTATGACAAGGGGTGCAGCAAACGCCACTCTTGAGCTTGAATCCGCTGCATCGAGGAATATGTTTGAAGATTGTTATTTTACAATGCACAATGATACAGCGAATACACCAGTCCATGTTTTGTTAACAGGAACAAACGCTGTTGATAGAGAACTTAGATTTAAAAATTGTACTTTTTACTCATTTTGGACAAATCATACAGACAAAACAGCGGCAGTGTTTAATAATTCTGCCGATACTTCAACCTCAGACATTATTATGGAGGGAACTAACTTGGCTGTTGGTTTTGATGATTGGGAAGCATCCGCATCCAATAAGATGTGGTTCCCATCATATGAAGCACAAGACGCCGGAGCTTACACTGGACTTGCTATAAATAACGCCTAATATTTACTAAACCCCCCTTAAAATCAATTCTACGTAGTTTTGTGCCTAACTTTTACACATTTTTAGCATATGTTATGGAAATGTGGTATAATATCTATACTATTCAGCGAAAAGTTGCAAGCTGAATGAAATAACAAACATGGCTAGAGTAAAACACGGACTACCAGGAATATATAATTCTTCTGCTATTACCTTGGATGATGAAGAAGGTGCAGCTTTGGGTTTGGATTCTTCAGGTCGTGTAATTTTTTCTCCAGGTGGTTCCTTGGGTTATGCGATTGATGATTCTGCTATGCCAGCAACACCTTCGATTCTTCCTGTTGGTGGTGAATATCGTTCTTCGGCAACAACTTATGCAGATGGTGATGCCACAGTGTTACAAAGTGATGTAAATGGAAATATAAAAACAACTCTTGCTACAGGTCTTAATAAAACAGACGATTCAGTAACTAATTATCCTGTTGGATGTAATGTAACCATTGTTGATTTGGCAACAGATGCAGATGTTGTTGTAACTGCTTCACCTGCCTACTTAGTAGGTTTTAGAGTAGATACAGCAATGTCGGCTCACGCAGCTTTAATAAAAGACAGTTCAACTACTATGATTACAATAGCGGCTTCAACAGCAGCTAATTATAATGAAAATTGCCATAACGCTATTTTTGCCACAAACATTACTGTGGAATCGGATAATTCAGCAACAGGAAAGATTGCTATATTCTGGAGGGCTATCTAATGAGCAGGGTGTCGGCTACAAACCGAAAACAGCTTACTTTTTCTCTTGAAGATAAAACAGTTATAGACACTTTTGCTGCCGATGGATGGACTAAATCTGGTTCGGGCAGTCCTCTTGGAACTTGGTCAGTTGACACTTCTGACAAGTACGAAGGCAGAAACACACTAAAGTTAGTTACATCTGGTACTGGAACGAGCGTAAGAGATTACGCCATCAAGTCTTTGGCAACTCCAATAAGTTTTGATTTTGTAAAAGACCACATAATATTTGAGCTGATTGCAAAAGTAAACGACATTAACAAAATATCCAGAATCTACTTAGATTTATTTATTGGACCAGCAACAACCACTCCTAATTATTACCAGATAACTTTTGAATCAACTGGAAACAAGTGGGGCTTCAACAATGAATACGAAGTATTCAGAGGAACGGTACATCAGTCAATGAACAGTCAGTTAGCAGAAGGCAACATCAGGGGAATAAGATTTGAAGTATCTGATTATGGAACTCCGATAACAGTAAACTTTGCCGAACTTTCCTACTACAAACAAAAAACAAAGAGGGCATATATAGTATTTACGAACGATGACGGCACAAAGTCTGGATATAACTTTATGCACTCAGTTATGAAGCCATTAGGTCTAGTTGGTACGGCTTTTCCTTCAAAAGAGAATGTGATAACTGGTCAAGCCGGAAGTACAGACTATATGAATCACGCAGATATTCTTCAGCTAGAATCTGATGGGTTCGAGATTGGAATACATGGAGAATCTGGGAATGTAAATAAAACTGGCACTACCATCTCTTTTGATGCAGCTTCAAAAGAAATACGCGACAGCGGGAATGGGTTTGTGACAGCAGGGTTTGTCGCGGGACAATACGCCTTAGTAACGGGTTCAACAAAAAACAATGGTAAATACACAATAGTAAGTGCTACTGCTGGAGTACTAGTAGTGTCTGAAACGGTAACAAATGAATCGGCAGGAGCAACGGTCACGGTAAATTCGGTAGGGTTTGGTAGTTATACTAGTTCTACTTTGGGAGCATATATTGATTCACAGATAGATTACTTCAGAGATACTGTAGGAGTTGATTCTGATTTGGATGTTGTCGCCTATCCTAACGGTGAGTTTGGCAAAGATAGCAACTCATTCCCATATACTAATGTGGCTAGTAGATTCCGCCTCGCCAGGGTAACCCATGAACAAAATACAGAGTGTCTAGTAATTAACAACCCTTTAAAGGTTCACGCAGGTAAAAACCTGTATTTTAGCAGTTCTAACTCGGTCACAGCTATAAAGACATCTATCGGTAACCTAATCAGTACAGGTGGAATTGGAGTAATTGTTTCTCATAGCATTATTGAGTCCTCATCTACTTCTTATAACTATAACTTAACAAACGCTACTGAAATTATCAACTACATTAAAGATTTGGTTGACGCAGGAAGATTAGAGGTGGTGAAGTTTAGCGAAATAGATTCACTACTTCCTCTTAGGAACATATCTTCTAACAGAACAGTCGCCAGCAACAGATTAACCCTTTAACAGCTTCGGAAGTGGGATTGGGACGATGCAACCCGTCAGGGATGGCATTTGACGGGCGCAGGATCCTCAATTACCGGCGGGAGAATGGATGAGGAATATTGGGGAACAACTAAAGGGTTAGCTTCTGGAGCAAATACATCGAGAGATAAAAAGACGTTATACGAAGCTATTACTACTCAATGGAGCGAGTTTCCCCAACCTACAAGCTTGAGCAAACGACTACCTGTACTTTAATTTAGTTAAACATATTCCACCATTGACAGTAAGTATGGTTGCAGTTTAGTATTTGTGTTATAATAATATTATGTCAAAAACAAAGGGGAAATTACCCCAGACAGACAAAGAAGTAAAACCCGGTTCCAATACACCCCCAAGAGTCCCCGCCCAGGATCTACTGCTTTCTTTTATACGCGCAAGTAAAATTGTTTTGGTTGCGGATGAAATTGCCACATTAAGTACTGATATTAAAGATCAGGTATATACAGTTATTAAAAAGCCTCGAATCAGAGTTTTTTACCTTGATGAAATAAATAATCCCGTGCCTACCACACTTAATGAAAATGGTAAAACAGATGTAGATATAGTTAAATAAAATGCCAATGACGCCACAACCGGACAAGAAAAAATCAAGTTACCAACAGGAGTTGGAAAGAAGATCCAACGACTTACTCCGTGTTTATAATCCCCTGACTGAAGATTACATTATAGAATGGGACAAGAAAAACGGAACTAAGTTATTCAGAGTTCCTTCAAAAGAAGAGGCTGTATTTCCCCGCTACATTGCAGAAAAATACCTGCGTGAAATGTTTGACAAAATTGTCATAACTGACGCTATGGATGCTGTCAAAAAAGAGAACGAAAGAAGGGTCAAATCCGGAATGGCTGTAATGGATAAGACTTTAAAAACTGGCGAACAGGAACAGTTTGAAAGCAAGTTTTATATCGGAAATGATGATCGCGCCAGAGAAATACTATCAATTCTTTATATGGGTGTTGAGACTGAATTTGGTATAGACAGACAAACCCCACAACAGGAGAATAAAAAGGATCCAAGACCCGCATTTGAACAGGCTATGGAGACAGTACAGAGTGAAAAAGACAATGGCATATCCCCCACAATTTCAAATGTAAGACCCGCTGTAAACGGATACGCTTGCGACTTTCCCGGATGTGACTTTGTAGCCAAAGAAAAAATAGGATTGATAGGGCATAAAAGAAGCCATAGGAAAGATAGTGTGGTTAACAAAAAAGACGAAAATACGGAAGAAAACATAGACGCCAAAAAACAGGCTGCAGCAATGGAGGTAAGTCAATGATAAGACAGGACGTATCTAAAATATTGGGATTTTCTATTCTGACAGACGATAAAGGTATGGCTAAATGGGATGAGGCATTTCAAACCCTTCAGGTTGAAGGTAGGATTACAAGTAAACATATATTGGAAATTGTTAAACTGTTGCTTGCAAAGGAAGAGGAAAGAGAAAATGAATGAAAGTACCAATCTTCAATCCGTTAAATAAAGACTTAAAAATAAGCTACGGTGGCGGTCTGGTCTCTTTTACTATCCCCGCTCTTCAGATCACGAGAGTGCCTAAAAAATACAAAAGTTTTATTGTTGATTTTATAGTTGATGAGGTTTTAAACGAGCATTGGCCCGTAGGTAAAGATATCGAAATGGCAAAACAAAAAATCCGAAAAGAAGTGGAGGACATGAATGTTTAATATATCTGATTTAAAACAAAAACTGTTAAGTATTTCTAACGACCTTGACACACTTGCCGACTACATATCCAACGTGGAGAAAATGGAAAACCAGGCAAAAAGCGACAGTGAAACTTCACAAAAGATTTCAAAAGATTTTTTACAAAAGGAAATAGAAATCAATAAAAAAGTAAAACAACTCCAACAGGAACGTCAGGAGTTGGAAAAAGAAAAAACGCTTGTTACTGATAAAGATAATCAAAACAGAGTGGTTGCCATAAAACTTGAAGAAATGAAAAAACAACTGGAAAATAAAAAAATTGACGTTGCAAAGTTGGAACTTCGTGAAAACGAAATTAAAATAAAAGAAAAAGAACTTGAGGTAAAAATTGCCGAAAACAAGGCAGAAGTTGAAGAACAGATGAAATTTATACGCTCACAGAGTGCGAAGCTGAAAGATAAAAAAATAATCCTTGATAACAAAGAAAAGAAGCTTGAAGCAGACCGCGCCAAGATACAAAAGTACTTGGGTTAAATGGTATAATAAAGATTAGGAGATAAACTCCGCTTACACGGCGGGGTTTTATTTGTTTATGAAAGGGAGGTGCTTACCATTAGTAGCTTAACAAGAGACGAAAATACAAAAACATCAATAGGGGCGGTTGACAGTGTTTCCGGTGCGGTTGAAGACTTAGTAAAAGATGCTACAAGCGACGGGCTTCATATACACATTGTAGGAGATGATGTAGGAATTGGTGGAGGCACTCAGTATACAGAAGGTGACACAGACGCAACAATAACAGGAACTGCAATGATGGCCGAAGGTGCCGCAAATACTTTAAAAGCCTTAACAGTTGATGGTTCAAATTATCTCAATATAAACATTGCATCTGATGACGTTGGTATAGGAGGAGGTACACAATATGCAGTTGATGCGGCTCTTGGCGCAACACCTACAGGCACGTTGTCAATTGGTATTAGAGACGATGCACTTTCTGCCCTTACCCCGGCCGAGGGTGATGCTGTCGGATTAAGAGTAGATGCAACGGGGGCTTTGTGGGTAATTCCTTCAGGAACTGTAACAGTGGACGGATCAGGCGTAACACAGCCCGTGTCAGGAACTGTAACCGCTAACCTTTCAGCAACTGATAATGCAGTACTAGACGATATTGCAGCCTCTTTATCAGTCTTAGACGATTGGGATGATACTAACTACGCCAATGTTAATATTAATCTGGCGGGAACAGATGTAACTGCAGGTGCCGGGGCGGTAGCAGCAGGAACTCCGAGAGTAACACTTGCTTCTAACGATCCGGCGGTAGCACTTCTTGGAACTATTGATACTGATACAGGAAATATAGCAACTTCGCTTGGTAATTTAGACAATGCAGTTGATGGTAATTATCTAAATGTAAACGCAAATATTGCAGGCACTGATATTGTAGGCGGTGCAGGTGCTGTTGCAGCAGGTGTACAAAGGGTAACCTTAGCATCTGATGATCCCGCAGTTGCAAAATTAGGAACCATTGATACAGACACTGGTAACATGGCAACTTCTCTTGGTAATCTTGATAATTCCGTAGACGGAAATTACTTAAATGTAAACTTAAATGCTGCCGGAACGGATGTGGCAACAAATGCTGGAGTTCTTAATGCACAAACTTTAAGAGTTACTATTGCAACAGATGATGAATGTAATAATTTTCTTGGAACGATTGACGCTGATACCGGAAATATAGTTACTGCAGTTCAAATTATGGATGATTGGGATAATGCCGCAAGTGACGGGGCTTCTGTCTCAGGTGATGTGGCGCATGACGGGGCTGATGCAGGTGAACCTGTTAAAATTGGCGGCAGAGCACAATCATCTGAAGCTCAACCCGATGAAGTTGCAGATAATGATAGAGTAGATGCTTTATTTGATAGAAGTGGTTATTTAAGAGTTAGGGGTGATTTTGACCCAAGTTACGCTGACATTAATGATGCTTCTTCAGGTGATAATACAATAGTTGCAGCTCAAGCTGCAGGTAAACGGATAGCTGTTTGGGCTATCTTAGTTGTTTCTGACGGAACAACAGATGTAAGGTTTGAAGATGGTGCTGGTGGCACTGCTTTTACTGGTCAAATTCCATTGCAAGCTCGTGAAGGTTTTTCAATTTCAGCGGGTGGAATTGTACCTTTATTTGTAGGTTCTGCAGCGACTTTGTTAAACTTAGAATTAACAGCAGCAGTAAATGTTCATGGATTTGTGTCCTATACTGTAATAGATGATTAATATGACAAAACTTAAGACATACGAACAAATACACGAAGAAAAAGGGGCTGTCAAAGCAGTTCCTACTAAAAGATCAGGAGTAGCCTGTACTGACTTCGTTGTTAAAAATGGTAAGAAAACAAACGAACCGTGCCCTGGTGAGATGATGATATTTAATCCCTCTTATCCACACCCAGAGTTTGCGGGACTCAGAAGAGCTAGGTGTAGTGTGTGTGGATGGCTTGGGTGGGTATAATATGCAATATAAAATTAGACCTCTGTTTGAAAAGTATCAAAACGAGTTGGTTTCGTTTTGTAATACTAGCTTTGGGAGAGACTGTCTTGCTCGGTTTGGAGCTAAACAAGCTAAAGACCCATACCCAGTTGTCAGAGTTTCACCAGACGGTTTTACACAGTTTAAAGGGATTGAGAATGGTCGGATACGGAAAAGGTCTATTTTTCATTCTAACTCGCTTTTTTTAAAGGTTTTTGGACAAGCCCTTTCAGACATAGATCTGTCTCAGGAATATGTGGAGAAAATAAAGCAGAATCAAAAACATTTAGTAATTCCTCATTTTATGCACGAAACAGGTCTGTTGTACGCACAACTACCGCAAGTTATGAGTTCAACGAACACATTCAACCCGGATGCAGACGCAGAAAGTACATCCGTGGATGGGCGTGTGATAAATGACCAGAGTAGTTCCACTTGGGACAATGTCCACGATGCAGTCACAGGTTCGGCGGCAGATGACACTCTGGGAAATGGAAATTCTGCTGTCAGAAGCAGGTCAATTGGAACAAGATTTCTCGTTTATAGATTTTTCGCTCTCTTTGACACATCTTCTTTAACTGACAGTGACACAATTGATGCAGGAACTAAGTTTCAAATGTATATAGAAACTGTCGGAAACACAGATAACGACGGAACAGATTACCTTAATGTTTATACTACTACCCCAGCATCCAACACAGCGCTTGTAGTCGAGGACTATGACCAGATAGACACAACACAACAAGCCACATCTGTAGACTTCGGAGTCTTGTCGGCTACGGCATATAACGACTTAACACTTAACGCGACAGGAAGGGGTAACGTCAGTACAACCGGAATTACAAAATTTGGATTAAGGGAAGGGCATGATGCAGAAGATGATCCGATTGCAACAGACACTACTAATGAATTTAACGGACAAGATGCAGACGGTTCAAATGCTCCTATTCTAAGTGTAGAACACAGCGCTGCTGTAACTGGTATAGCATCTATGCGTCAGTTAATTGGTCATGGGCAAGGCACGAGATGATATAATTAAACCATGAGAATGACTTTTTCAGATTTACTAACTTTTTGCCAAAATTCTTCGGGGAAGGACACTACTACCGCATCTGCAACATTTTTCAAACAAAGGATAAATGTACGGGATGAGTTTATATTGTCTAAACTTCCTAGTTATTTGACTGAAAAAAGCTATTCTTTTACGACAGTTGACGGAACCCAATATTACGACTATCCCCCAAACATGAGAGACATTGAAAGCATAACTGTAGTTGTAGGAAGCGTTACCTACACCCTAAAACCTATTCACTCCTACAAAAAGTGGACCGAAATGAACGCAATCACTATTCAGGCGGGAGCACTCCCCACTCATTATTTCAAAAGAGAATCTGACTTTGGAATCTACCCTATTCCACAGGACGCCTATACGGTAGCAATGATCTACAACGTAAGAGGAGGAGGTCTGGTTAGAACAGACTACATAACAGGAACAGTAACTACAGTAAACGCAGACGAAACCGCAACAGGATCAGGAACTACTTGGAACAGTACCGCTACAGTCAGGCCGGGAGATTGGTTTGTTCAAACAGACGCAAACGCAGAGCCTGTAGGAAACTGGTATGAGATAGACTCTATTACAGATGCAACACACCTAGAGCTTAAAAGAACCTGGAATGATACTGCGATAGCAGCATCTACCTACAAAATAGGCCAAACTCCATTTGGTCCCCCTGAGGGGCATGAATTAAGAGCTTGGGGTGCATTAGCTGACTACTTCGCAGGATTTAAACAAAGCCAAAGCAAAGCCCAGGGGTGGAATAATATGTTTTGGACGGGAGATTACAGTAACACAAGCCGGATGCGTGACCCTGACAAGGTAACAGGAGGGTTGATAGGGCTTATCATGGACTATGAAAACAGGGACGATTCACAGCTAATCGACAGAAATCCGGGAAGAGAAGACAGCGCAGATCTTAAAAAATGGGGCATAACGCTTAGTTAGTCGTGGTAAAATATATGCATGGCTCTTCAGAAACTAGTTATAAGTGACTTTTCAGGTGCAATTGGTAGGTCTTCTAATGAAAAAAAGAAAATTGCAAACGCTGCCCGTTTTTCGAAAGGACTAGATCCATTTTCCGATCAGTCATATGTCACTTTAGCCAGAAAAGGAACCAAAAAATCTTCAACAACCGTTGCAGGTTTACCAACATTTATGGTGGACGGATCGCCTTGGACATCAAACAGATTCGTTTTAGACAATGCAGGGAAATTTTATACAGTAAGCAGTGCAGACTCTTTTGCTCTTTCCAGAACTGTTACAGGTTGTGCAGGAGAAGGTTTGGAAGTATTTGATGACTACGCATACTACGCAGGGTCAGTTCAGCTTGGAAGATACGGCAAACTTTCAGGAACTCCTGCATTTTCAGATAACTTTTTGGCGGATGGCACTACTGACGTAGACCAAAACGGAGGATCCACAGGAGCAGCAGATTACGTCCCTCCAACTTCCATTGCAGAAACCGCAGCGGCAAGACAGACGTTTACACCGCAAAGAGATCCTATACGTTCAATAACAATAGACGTTGACGTTGTAGGTTCTGGAGATTGGACACTGACAGTGCATGATGCAAACAACGTGCTTATAGGAAGTAAAACTATTGCAAACGGGTCTATGTCTACAGGAGACGTTGAATTTGAGTTTGCAACGCCACTTAGAATAATTATCGGGAATGAATATCATTTCCATGTTACATCTACAGTTGCAGACGGAGGAGTTGACACAGGAACTGCGACAGATTTGGAAGATGCAGAATTTTCAACTGACTTTGGAATATTAATTGATGCTGATTTCCATATGATAGTCAAACACTTAAATGCGATTGTGATAGCAAATGAGAGATATTTAGCCTATTGGGATCAGGCTACTTATAACCCCAACAGAATAGTTTTCCCCCCTGGATTTGAAACTAGAACTTTGGCTGTAGTTGGTGAGTATGTTGTAGCCGAATGCTGGAAAGGTCCAAGTTTTGACGAAGCAGAAGAATCAAGAAGATATTATTGGGATGGTGTATCCTCTACTTTCAATTTTTTTGAGATCATACCTCAAGGCGCACCCAACGCCTTAATTGCTGAGGGTTCACGGACGTTAGGTGTATATGGAAATGAGGGAGCACTTTACGCTTCAGAAACAGGCGGATCAACAGTACAAATTACAAACGCCATACCAAAACTGACCAGAGGTAAAAAGGTTGAGGTGTATCCCGGTGCTATAACCCAATTTGAAGGGAGAACTCTTTTTGGTTTTGCAGGACTAACTGATGACTCTGCAGGAGTTGAACAAGGGGTATATGAACTTGGAAGTGAGCTACAGGAACTTCCAACTGTTTTAAATTTCCCCCATCAAGTGTCAACGGGAACAACACAGGCAACTACGTTAAAGGTTGGAATGCTTCGTGCCTTCGGCCACGATTTATATTTTGGGTGGGACGACAACGGAACATTTGGTGTTGATAAAATCACGGCAGGCGACGGAGCTAATGCATCGGGATCTTGGGAATCCCTGATATTTGATGGGGGCAATCCTGATGCTGATATGATGGCCTTAACTGTAACAGTCAGGTTTGAACCTTTAACCACAGGCCAAAGTATAACTCCAAAGTATAAACTAGACAGAGCTTCATCCTTTACAAACGGAACTGCAGCCTCAACCGTAGGAGATACCATAGCAAGAATACACATCAATACCAGATGTAGAGAGGCAGAGTTTGGATTTAATGTAGCCTCCACGTCAAACACCTTCCCCAAAATTACATCAATTGAGCTTGAATGGGATGATTTATCAGAAGAACTAGAATCATGACAAATTTAGAAGAGTTTTTCACTAAAAATAAAAATGATGGAATAGAACCGAGAGTATCTCAAAGAGAATACTTACCTGATTCTGTTAAGGATAGACACATAGAGAGTTTAACTGCAGATAAAATAACTGCAGGCACTATTACAGTAGCATTAGGCGTGGGAAGTGCAAATATTATCATAGACGGAGAAAATACCAGAATTGTAATAAACGATGGAACTCACGATCGTATATTGATAGGATATCAAGCAGATGGATTTTAACTTATGGACTATGGAATTAAAGTGTCAGAAGAAGGGTTTGACGTATTTACGGCAGAAGATAAAAATCGTTCTTTAAAAACCGGATTCAGGCTACTCAACGTTTTTGATGAAGGATCGCTTACCGTTGACGCCCAACCGGAAACAATAACACACAACTTAGGATATGAACCTCAGTTTTTGGTATGGGTAGACGAAGGAAGTGGTATAAAATCGGAAGGTTCGGGTTTGGCTACTGGATACGATACATTCGCAACAGCTTTTATTGATAGCTCTGACTTGGATATTTATGCAAGTAATGACGACGGAGTTAAGTACTATATTTTTTATGAGCCACTTGATACAGGAACTGCTCTGTCGAATGTTTCTACAAATGACTACGGAATAAAAATATCTAAAGATGGATATGATGTAAAAACTGCTAACTTATTACAACAGACATTTAATAGCGAAAAAAATTCAATAAAAATAGCTTTGACTGATGACGAGTCACATACAGTAAATACTTCATATAACTTTTTGATTGCACACGGACTAGATACTACTCCAGCTTACTTAATTTATTTTGAAGTAGATGATAGTGGAAAATGGTGGTCAGAGAATGAAAATGATACATTGAGCGGAAAAAGTGTGACATTGAGTTCATGGACTACAGATACATTTTTAGTGGCCAATGCAGAGTCTAGCGCAAGTTGCACTGTTAAAATTAAATATTATATTTTAGCTGATCCTGCAATATGACAGATTATGGAATAAAAGTATCAAGACCGGGATATGACGTAAAAACTGCAACCCCAGAGCAGTTAGCTTTTAGTTCCAAATATAGTACTTTTAAAATTCATGCAAGGGATAGCGGTACTGTTAATAGTGCGAGTGGTGGTGGCTTGGCAACAATTGCACACGGTCTTGGTTATACCCCTGCTTTTTTGGTTCATGTTGATCCAGGACAATTGGGAAGATATTGCGTTGCTCCGTATGGCACAGATGATAAACAGCTTGTATATGCTTATGCAGATTCTACAAATCTATACATAAAAGCAACAGCAAACGTAATCACTACAGATTATCACACAAACTACTCCAATGAAGATATGTACACAAACTGGTTAGGAGGACAACACATGATTGTTCAAGGAAATACCAATGAAGGAGCTAGAAACGGAGCAGTCAGATTTAGAAACGTAAATATAGCTCAAGGAACAACCGTGACCAGTTCTACAGTGTATTTTTATGTTGAAAACAAAGGAACTGGAACAAGTAATCTTAAGTATGACTTTTATGGAATCGATGAAGATAATACTGCTGTTTTTAATGACCCTTTTGCCAGGCCAAAAACTACAGCCAGAAACCAAAATAATGTTTCCTTACCCTCTACAGGAAATTACTTTGGCATTACTGCAACTGCTGCTACAAATGAAATATTAGCAAGGCCAGGATGGAGTTCTGGTAATGCGATAGGTTTTATGATGCTGGACGATGCCAGTCCTTCAAATGTCTGGTTTCAGGAAATATGGGCCGATACGGGTGGTCTTACCTATATGAGAGTCGTAACTACCAGTCAGGTAGTAGCAGACTACAAATACACTATTTTTCTTAATCAGCTTGAGTAACGAGACCAAAAACCAATCCACTGACAATACAGTTAGAGATAAACAGAATTTATTTATATGCCAGTGGGGTAAGTTTTACCACACTTACTGCATTTAAGTTTTCTGGAACTCCAAAATACAACCTTTCCTCCGCATTTTTCACACCTATTAAATAATTTTCTGAAAAGTTTGATTATATATTTCACATATCTCACCCCCAACCTATCTATATAAAATATACTATAAATTATAATATCCTGTCAAGATATAGACTTTCCATTCATGTTATAATAGAAACAGGAGCAAAAAGCCCACAATGGTTGTGGGTTTTTGTTTTTTTAACATGGCATATTCATTTGAAGTACCCGAATCTTTAGCAGGACAAACACTCAGACAGTTAGCTAGTAAATATGGTTTCAGGAGTGACGTTCTGGCGGGTTTCGGTGGGATCGGCGAAGACACTCCCCTTTCCGCAGGCCAAACTTTTAATCTTCCTTCCGAATACGGCGCAAACTCATCTGAGGGTGGTTTTGCATCCAAATACTTTTCCCCTGTAGGCACATATGCAACTGCCCAAAGCGAGGCAGAAAGAACAGCTTTTAACGAAAGTTTAAGAACAGAAGAAGAAGATTTTTTAAACAGATTCAGAACTGAATACCCTGGGGTTTTAACAAGCCTAGAAGAGCAATTAGGACTTCCACAATTAAGACAATCAGCCTACGACTTAAGCTCTACCCTAACCAACATTCCAACAGTACAGGAAGGCGCTACGCGCGGTTTTGACGTTACCGCAAACCAATTGGCGAGGATTATATCCTCCGAACAAGGCAAAATAGCCCCCCTGGCACAGGAAGCGGTCAGACTGGCACAATTTGGTGAGGAAGAGTTCGGAAGACAGGCAGAAATAGCCTTAAAACCATACGAAACGGAAATTGACCTAATGAAAGACAGATTTGCAAGAGAATCTACGGGGTTTAACCAGGATGCAGAGAACAGACTAAATCTCTTACTTACTCAAATTCAGGAAGAAGGGGCCACAAACAGGGCTACTCTTTCGGAGGCTACAAAGTTGGCACAGCTTGAACAGGCAAATGAACAATATAAACAAGGAATTACCACTGTTGATCTGGGAGACAGGATTGCCATACTTGATGTAAACGGAAACGAAATAGGCAGTTTCCCTAAGGGTACACTGTCTTCAGGTGGAGGATCAGCTTGGGATTAACATGGCATTAACAGCAACATTCAGAAACAAAAATACAGGAGAGGTGCGAAACTTCACTTTGGAAGAGGCTCAGGCTGTGGGAATATCACCTGAGAGTTTTTTGGCTAAAGTACAAACACAGCAAAAGATAGCTGATATAGAAGGTGGCGGGGTTGGTGATCCGATAGAAACACTACAAAGAAAAAAGGCTGAAATGGAGCTGAAGAAACTGGAAGAAACAGGCGGTGTGGTAGATGAATTTGCGGGTAAAAAACAGACAGCCCTTGCCGCTGTCAAACAACTTGAGAAACTATACGGCAGAGGCAGTGCAGAGAATGTCGGAACCAAAAAAGATTTATCAATTGCACCAAGTTCAAGTGTATTTGGTAAAGCAGGAGGTAAGATAGCAGAGCTAACCAGAAAAACTTTTGATCCCGAATATCAAGAGGATGTAAATATATTCAAATCTGCACTTGAAGCCACAGCTGGTGTATTTACTCAGGCTTTTGGATCAGGAACACCACAAGAGGCTGAGGCTAAAAGATTTATGGATTCCGCACCCGGACCCAATACTACTAATGAAGAAGCAAAAGCGTGGTTTGAAAACGTAAAAGTGTTCTTAGGACAAAACCCTACTGCTGAGGCAGACATAGCATCTAAAATGACTGATCAAAAAAAAAATCTAAGTGACATTACAGCACCCACTACCCTAGCCTCAACTGATGCTGATATTGCCGGAAAAGTCAGTGAACCTTCAACTATACAAAAGATAGCAGAAAAAATATCAGGTGCTGCACCTGTTGTCGGTGGTGTAATAGGTGGAGTTGGTGGCGGTATTTTAGGAGTTCCTTTGGGTGGAGTCGGAGCATTAGCAACCGGAGCGGCCGGGACAGGCATAGGAACTGCGGCGGGTGCTGCACTTGGCAATATGATAGAAGATCTGGCGGGTATTCAGGATCAGACTCCCGTAGAGCAGGTTAAAGAGGCAACGGTTGATGCCGGTACTGCAGCTGTACTTGATTTTGCAACGGCAGGTCTACTTAAAGGCGCCGGAGCTATTGCGAAACCAGCACTGCAAACTGTAGGCAAAACAGTAGCACAAACCGGTGAAAAGCTAGCCTTAAGAGCAATTCGCCCCTCCCCTTCCCAACAATCTAAGTTTTTGGCAAAGACAGGTCAGAGTTTAACTGACTTTGTTATAGAAAAGGGACTGTTTAAAAAAGGTGTTGAGCAGGTAGATAACTTAATTAAACCTCTTCAGTCACAATACGATGATATTACGATAAAATCCGGTAAAACTATTCCACTTGAGGATTTGACTAAGAGATTTGACTCACAAATTGAGTATTATAAAGAAATTCCAACCAAAGAGGCACAGAATCTGGTAAAACAATTAAATGAAGAGAAAAAATTAGTAATTAAACAAATAACAGGGAGCGACAAAACACCGAAAATATTTCTTCCAAGCGGAGAAGAAGTTGACGTTGGTGCAGGAGGAGATATTTCTATAGAGAGAATTGTTAAGTTAAGACGTAAAATTGATGACTTATTATCCCCTGGAAAATTCCTTGAAGATCCTATACGAGCTGGAAAAAATAGAGTTATAAGAAATATATATAAACAGACAATCGATGACTTTACTGAAAAAACATTTGAAAAAGGATCCGCCGATTTAGGAAAAGAACTTAATAAACTGTATACCTTCAGAGACATAGCCCAGGCACAAGAAGGATTAGGTAAAGGAACCTTGCCTATTGGCATACTAAAACAAATAGGTCTAGCAGGTGCAGCCGGTGCCGGTACAGGATACGCTGTAGGCGGACCAATAGGATCTCTTCTTTTGGCGGTTGGAGTTCCTACGCTTTTGAATCAACCACAGGTTGTATCATTCCTGGCTAAAAACTTAATATCAAAGGGAGCGAAACTTGGTGTTCAGGAGGCAGGAGAAAAAGTTGGTGCAAAAATGAGTGCAGAGATATTAAGAAGGCTTCTTACAAACATAGGAGCTGCGCAGATTAGTTTGCTGGGTAATTAAACTTATTCATTAAATATAAGGCAATCAGTGCAGTTAGCGCGCAAACGATTACAAATACTAATCTATCAAACTTATTCTCTATTTCCATTTATCCGTGGGGTTCATGCAATCTTCATAAAACTCTGCTAATGTTTTGTCATAGTCGATATCATATATCTTAGAATTTCTTTCCGCAAAATCCTTTGCAAGTCTTAAACATTTATCCTCTAAAGTTTCATACTGTGGAGTCGCAGTTGAGACTGGTGTAGGAGAAACAACCACTTGGGTTGGTCTTTCATTTCTTGGACCAAAACCTATCAATATAGCTGCTAAATATAAAGCTAATGCAACCGCCAAAGCATAAGGTAAGATTTTTATAAACTTTTTCATTTTAATAATTTTTTTAAATCCTCTACTTTAAATCTTCTGTCTTTCCTGTCACCCACACGGTAACACTTAACCTTCCCCGCGTTAGTCCACTTTCTTAGTGTAATCGGACTCATCCCTAAATATTTGGCTGCTCGTGATATTTTTAATAATTTCATAGTCTAAAGAGGTACTCCGTACCTCAGAAATATCCCAGGTATTTATAAAAAATATAAATATCCAGAATACCTCTTTAAAGTACAAAACATACTTTATACTATTATATATACCTATATCTTGTCAAGTGGTAAACTGTGATATAATAAAAGGTAGGAGCAATAAGCCCGCGCAAAGCTGGGCTTTTATTTTTTAAACATGCCGCCATCAAACACAGGGTCATTTGGAGCCTCAATAGGGGGGGCTGACGCACTAACTCAGGCTATGCAAAGAAGGGGTATGGATGTGTCTATCTTGGAACAAACCTCCCCAGCTGCACCCGGACAATCACAGGTTGCACCGGCGGTTCAGGGTAACTCAACTCTTACTTCCCCATCCCCGCAAACCAACACTCCTACAGGCCAATCCCCTTTCAGGTCAGGAGAGATGGAGATAGCATTAAAAGCTCTGTCTCAAACTGTCTCTACAGAAAATGCTGTCACGAAGTCGGTCTTGAAATATCAATAATCACATTTTTGATAACCCATTATCTATGTCATACCTTTTGTGACATGATGAACATAGCCTTTGCCAATACTTT